CAAAGCTAAAGTGTTTATCGTGGATAAGTCCTGTAGAAAAAACAAACGACGGTTTGATGATATACGAACAACCCAAAGAAGGTCATACGTATGTAATCACCGTTGATACTGCACGAGGGCAGGGTAAAGATTATAGTGCATTTATTGTTATAGACATCACAGATCCCCCATATAAAGTGGTTGCTAAGTTTAGAAATAATCTAATATCTCCCTTGGTATATCCGACAGCAATAAAGTCTGTAGCAGAAAAATACAACCAGGCATTTTGTCTTGTAGAAATCAATGATATCGGTCAACAAGTTGCGGATATTTTACATCGCGATCTAGAGTATGAGCATGTGTTAATGACAGTGTATAAAGGTAGATCTGGTCAACAAATATCTGGTGGATTTGGTGGAGGTAATACAAACCTTGGTGTTCGAACAACAACACCAGTGAAAAAGCTTGGTTGCTCTGTTCTTAAAAGTTTAGTTGAAAATGATAAATTAATAATTGAAGACGTAGATACAGTAAATGAAATGATAACATTCGTGGCAAAAGGTCAATCTTTTGAGGCAGATGAGGGACATAATGATGATTTAGCCATGTGTCTTGTTTTATTTGGTTGGTTGACAAGACAGGATTATTTCAAAAATCTGACAAATTTAGATATTAGAACAGATATTTACCATGAAGAAATGCAAAGAATAGAAGAAGAAATATTACCTTTTGGATATATAAGTACAGAAGATGATACAGAATCTTACATTGATGATAACGGGGATAAGTGGGAAAACCTCAATCCGTAGATGTTATTTTGTCTAAATACAATAGTATCATCGGAGAAACAAAATGCCCACAGATATCACTGTATCAGTAAATGATGAAAGATTTATAGTTCCTGCACAGGAAACTTCGAGTGATTTTGTCGCTGGTTTTTTAACTAAAGTAGCTTTAAATGAATTAGTACGCGCTTTAGGAAATACTGCCGAAAGACAACAAGGGTACTTAGTTGTACCTGACATATCAGACTGGTTTGCTAGACTAAATAACCCACTCGGTACTGATATGCTTACCGATGGACACGACACATATGCTGGTGGTCCAGATGCTGGATCACACACAGAAGACGGAAATTCCACAGGTTCAAAATTAGATGGAAACAACCCCAGATGGCCATTTGGTCCAACAGGTGCTTGGGAACGTGAGTGGTATGCGGTACATAACTACCTTAAGTATGGTGGTTCTGCCGTGGTTGCTGGAACTGGATCAGTACAAAACACGAACACTCCAAGATCTACTTTAGTTGATTACTCAGATCAACTTGACGTTATATTTGCTGCAACTGGTGGAGCATCTGCAAATGTTGATATTTCACACATAGCAAACACCAGAACAGATGTAGTTGGTATTCTTGGTGCAAGATTTAGTGGTGACATACTAAACATAGCTGGTGGAGATGGAGTCTCTGGATTTTCTGGAGAAGGTGTGACGCATAGTCAATACACATTTGCAGTTCCCGGCACTAAATACCACCTCAAGACATCTCAAAATATACAAGTAGAAACAGATTTTAATCTTCTACAAGAATCATTCCTCACACCTGACATTGCTGGATGTTTCGCAAGAACCATGGTAGAAGGAAGATCATTTAAATCTCCTGCTGGTATGGAAAGAGGTAAGATTCTTGATGTTGTTAGAATAGGAAAAGTAATTAACGATAGTGAATATGATGCTCTATATAACGCAGGGGTAAACCCAGTTAGAACTTTCCCAGAAGGATCGTTTTTGTTCGGAGATAAATCAGGTGAAGCCGTTCCAGGCGATCCTACACTCCTCGGTTCTCCCGCCGCAGCAGGAGCTGTAACCACACCACCATCAATTGGTGGAGGTTTAGCTCCATCTGGTGTTACAGTATTTACTAGAATAAATGTTGTTCGTACTTTCCTATATTTAAAAAATATATTAGGTGAGTCTGCTAGAAGATACCTATTCGAAATAAATGATGCTGCAACTAGACAGTCATTTATAAGCACAATTACTCCAATACTAAGAACCGTACAGGCTGGTAGGGGCATAAGTGATTTCAATATTGTTTGTGATCAAAGTAATAACACACAAGCAGTCATAGATGCAAATGAATTTGTTGTTGATGTATTCATTAAACCAACAAAATCCATCAACTTTATTAGACTAAGATTTACTAATAAAGATAGCAACCAATCACTAGCAACGGAATAGGAGTGCGACAATGACAGAATCTAGACTCTCGACATTTATTAATGAATTTAGAGGTGGCAATCGTGCGCACCGCTATGAAATTAGCGGATCAATTGGTGGTAATAATGATTTAAATAAATTTTTTGTGAGAGCGGTTAGTTTACCTCCATCACAAATTAATGAAATTAGAATTCCATATAGAGGTAGAATTTTAAAGTGGCCAGGTGATAGAGTATATCAACCGTGGACAATCAGAATTCTAGATGAAAACGGATCCAATAATTTATGGAAAGCTTTCCATGATTGGAGTGATGATATCAACAGTCACATTGAAAACAATAATGAACTAAATGTACTTGAAGATTTCACTAAAGATTGGATCATCAAACAGGTTGATGAGAATGAAGATACGATGAAAGAAATCAACTTAATTGGATGTTGGCCAAACTTAATTGGACCAATAGACATGGATGCAAATGCTGTTGATACTCTAGTGGAATTTAACGTAGTTGTAAATTATCAATATTATGAAGTAACTAAGTGAATAGGAGTATATTATGGCATTAGACTTATTTGGTTTTACAATAGGAAAGAAGTCTAAGGGTGAAGTAAAGACAGAAGCACTAAAGCAAGAATCTTTTGTCTCCCCTGACGAATATGATGGTTCGTATAATTTTGAAAGCGGTGGTGTCTTTGGGACATACGTCGATTTTTCTGGTGCAGTAAAGGATGAAAATTCCGCACTTTCGATGTACAGAACTATGGCACTTTATCCCGAAGTAGATTCTGCTATTGAGGATATTGTAAATGAAGCTATAGTTATTGATGAAGATCGAAGACCAATAAAATTGGATTTGGATCGTGTTGATATATCAGAAACAATAAAAAATAAGATATATGAAGAGTTCAATACAATACTCAAGCTTTTAGATTTTGGTAAAAAATCACATGAACTTTTTAGACGTTGGTATATTGATTCTAAATTGTTTTATCATATTGTAATAGACAAAACAGACCCAAGAAGAGGTATACAAGATCTAAGAGCAATCGATCCCCTGAACATCAAGAAAGTGAAAAAGGTAAAAAAGGATAAGGAAGTACTTGGAACAGCAAAAGTTCCTATGGTAACCGGTGTTGATGAATTTTTTGTATACACAAACACCGATAAGCAATCTTCATATCAAACCCCATCTACTGGAATTAAGATAAGCACAGATTCAATCTGCTATTGTCACTCCGGAATAATTGATGCCAATTCAAAACGAGTTGTTGGTTACCTACAAAAAGCAATTAGACCATTAAACATGCTTCGTCAAATTGAAGACGCAGTTGTAGTCTATAGAATTTCAAGAGCACCTGAACGAAGAATTTTCTACATTGATGTTGGTAACTTACCAAAACAAAAAGCAGAGCAATACCTAAGATCGCTAATGAACAGGTATAGAAGTAAACTAGTATATAATCAGAGTACCGGTGAAGTTAGAGATGATAGACGGCACATGTCGATGCTAGAGGATTACTGGTTACCACGAAGAGAGGGTGGTAGAGGAACTGAAATTTCAACTCTACCAGGCGGACAGAATCTAGGTGAAATGACAGACGTTGAATATTTACTTAGAAAAGTATACAATTCTCTAAATGTTCCAATTACTCGAATGATGCCACAAGATGGATTTAACTTGGGTAGATCAGCAGAAATAACCAGAGATGAAGTTACTTTCTTCAAATTCATCGAAAGACTCAGAATGAAATTTTCTTTGATGTTCCTACAGCTCCTTCGGGTTCAATTGATTCTAAAAGGAGTCATGACTGAAGATGAATGGAATAGTATCCAAAGTGATGTATTCTTTGTGTTTGCAAAAGACTCACACTTCAGTGAACTGAAAGAAGCTGAAATATTAAGAAACAGAATAGATATGGCAGCAGCACTTGAACCATTGGTTGGAAAGTACTATTCTACACGATATATCCGTAAAAGTATACTAAAACAGACCGAAGAAGAAATTCGTATTATAGATACTGAAAATATGGCAGAATTAGCTAGTCAACCACAACAGATGTTACCTCCAGGTCAGGAACCGGGAATGATTCAATGAGTTCTATTATAGAAAAAATATTATCTTGTGTTATAAATGAGGATAAAGAGGAGTTTTCCTCTCTACTTCGTAATGAGATAAACGAAAGAATTCAGTCAGAAAGAAAGACTAGAATTCCAGACACCATTGAAGACGAAATTTTTTCGTCTAAAAATCATCAAACACTAAATATCAGTGAAGAACAATATAGAGATTCAATTAAATTTATTCCAATTTTAAATGAACTTGCAAATAAAAAGGGTAATATTAACGTA